ATCTGCTGCTGCTGCATTGGGTCGCAAGACTGATGACATCATTACAACTGCAATGGATGCTGGGGCAAACTCAACCCAGATCGCAGATGCAAGTGGTGCATTGGTTAAAGCAGACTTCTTGACCATGTTTGAAACACTAGGTACAGCAGACATTCCAGAAGATGGCCAACGCTATCTTGCAATGTCACCTGCTGGTTATGCTGACTTGTTCAACATTGTTGAGTTTGCATCATCCGACTATGTTGGTCCACAAAACCTGCCATTCGCTGGCGGCATGACCATGAAAGAATTCATGGGCATTAAAGTGTTCTCAACATCTGCTGTAGCTGGTGGTAAAAACTTCTTGTACCACACATCAGCAGTAGGCTTGGGCATCAACGCAGACGTTCAAACGGAAGTAAACTACGTCCCAATGAAAGCTGCGCACCTTGCCAACTCTATGATGTCGATGGGCGCGGTTGTCATTAATGACAACGGTGTCTATGAAGTCCTAGACAATAACTAAGATAGGACGGGGGCTTCGGCCCCCGACTTGCCATGCCAACAGTAGCTAACACCCCGATTAAAATATGTTCTCGCGCATCGCTCTTGATTGGTGGTGACGCGATTCAATCATTTAGTGATGGAACGGCAGAGGCTTCTGTTTGTGACGCTATGTATGAAGACATGGCGCGTTCTGCTTTGACAAACTCACGCTGGCGTTTTGCTACAGATCAATCTGTTTTGAACCGTTTGGCTGAGGAACCGACTGGTCGCTGGACTGCGGCTTATCAATTACCATCTGAATTAATCATGCTATCGGCAGTTACTATAAATGAAGTGCCAATCGAGTATGATGTTTATGGCTCTAAGGTTTACTGCAATGAATCAGCAACAAACGAATTAATTGCTGATTATGTTTTTCGTGCAGATGAATCTACATGGCCTCCTTATTTTGTAACTGCGGTTGAATACATGATGGCTGCTGTGCTTTCTGTATCTGTTGCTAGAGACTCTCAGCTTGCAAGCTTAATGGAGCAAAAAGCTGACTTACAGATGCGTCAGGCTCGTCGCTTGCACTCACAACAACAAACAACCCGTAAATTAAATACATCGAGGTTTATTGCTGAAAGGCGCAGCTAATGCAGAAAGTTAGAGTACCAATTAACAGCTTTCAGTATGGCGAAATAAGTCAATCGATGTTGATGCGTACTGATGCAGTTATTTATGCTCAGTCGGCTCAAACGATTCAAAACATGGTGGTTATGGCCGAGGGTTCTGTTCAAAAAAGACCAGGGCTAAAGCATCTTTACAACTATGGGCTTTCATCTGCTGGTCAAGCTCAATCTCATTTATTCAAGTTTGTTTTTGATAACAATGAAGAATACATTATCTCTATTGAAGAAGGGAAGATTCGTTGTTTCCAACTTGAATCAAGTGGGGCTGTAACTTTAGTCAGCACACTGACCGTAGACACAGATGGCAACCCACTTCCATTTGATGAAGATTATATTCAGCAATATACATCAGCGCAATATGGCGATGTTATGTTTATTTGTCACCCGCTTTTTGCGCCCAGAATGCTAACACGAACAAGCCTAACAAGTTTTGAGGTTAGTGTATTTAGCTTTGATGAACGTTTAGACGGAACAAGAATTTATCAGCCATATACTAGATTTCAGGCTCAAGGTGTAACATTAGATCCATCTGGAACGACTGGTTCCGTGACTTTAACAACTAGCTCTAGCTATTGGACTCCTGATCATGTCGGGTCAATGATTAGGTATGGCAAGGCCGAAATATTAATTACAGGTTATACATCTAGCACTGTTGTCTCTGGTACTGTTGTTGATGAATTAAAGCTTAGGCTTGCTACTATAAATCCCCTTCGCACAAGAGAGGGTAGTGCAACAGTTGAAGTAACTCAATTGGGGCATGGATATGCAGGTGGAGAAACAATTGTAATTTCTGGGGCTTCTTCTGTAGGTGGTATTAATACTGGTAATATTAACGGGACATTTACAGTTACTGGCATCATTGACGAAAACACATACACATATACAGCTGGAGGGTCGGCTTCTAGTTCTGAAGATGGTGGTGGCATTGTTTATGTTACGACCCATGCGCCAACAGTAGATTGGGATGAACAGTCTTGGTCTGCTGTTCGAGGATACCCTGCTGCTGTTGTTTTCCATCAAAACCGTTTAGTTTTTGCTGGGACGCTTGATGAGCCTGATTCTATCTGGATGAGTCAAATTGGTAGTTATTTTAACTTTGATGTTGGCGAGGCCAAAGATAACGAGTCTATTGGGGTTACGGCCGCAACTGGCGATGTGAATGAAATTAGGTATTTAGTTTCTAACCGTGATTTGCAAATTTTCACTGCGTCTGGAGAGCTTTATGTTCCGACATTTCAAAACCAAGCGATCACTCCAACAAATATACAAATCAGAAAGCAAACGCCATATGGATGTGAATTTGTTCAGCCTGTTTCTTTAGATGGCGCAACAATTTTTACTTCGATAAATGGCAAAACTATTCGTGAATATTTGTTCACTGATTCTGAGCAAGCTTATACTTCTAACTCCGTTTCTTTGCTTGCGTCGCATTTAATCGACGACCCAAGGTGTATGGCTGTTGCACATAGCGCTTTTGGATTGCCAGATTCATATGCTATCTTAACGCTTGGAAGTGGTGACGCTGCACTGTTTACATCAAATAGGGTAGAACGTAGAGCGGCTTGGACAAGTGTAAAAACGTCTGGTAATTTTTGTTCTGTTGTTGCGGTTAAAGACCGCATCTTTGCGAATGTTTATGACGAATATGGGGAACTTCAACTCTGTGAGTTTGATGGCGACACTGGACTTGATTTCTATATATATAAGCCTATTGTCTCAAATATGGTTGATGTTAGCGACTTATACTCTGATGGCGACGAAGTAGAAGTCATTGCAACGGATGGCACTGATACTGCGTCATTATTAACTTTTACCGTAAATGCAAGCAATCAAGTCGATCTTTCTGCTTTTGATGGGTATGGTTTTACTTATGCTTGGGTTGGCAAAAAGTTTACAGCAAAATTAGTAACAAACCCAATAGACGCAACAATTACAAATGGTCCTGCAACTGGTAAAATTCGTGGTTTAGCAAATGTTGTTTTGGATTTAAAAGATACTCGATCAGCAAAAGTAAATAATAGACCATTGGTTACAGATACGGGATTTACTGGTAAAAAAGAATTTAGGGTTATGGGATATGATCGTGATCCACAGATAACCATTGAACAAGATGATCCTTTGTCATTGCAGGTAAATGGTATAATTGCGGAGTTAGTGGTATGATAATACAAGCTATATTAGGTTTAGCCCAAATGGGGGCTGCTATTGGCGCTGCTCAAGATGAAAAAGCAACGAGAGACTTAAATTCTTTTAACATTAAAACGGAAGCTGTAACCTCTAGGGCGCAAGCGTTAAGCCAAAGCACACTTCGATTTAATGATTTTAAAGAAGCAATGGCTATTGCTGATACTTTTTTCCAAGGAGTTGCCAACATATCAAGTGGTAGTGCTTCAACTAGAGCTTTTAAAGAAGCCGAATTAGAAGTCACTGGAGATGATATTTCAGATATTGAAGTTATGTCCCGCTTAAATGATTTAAAATTAAAAAGTGAAGCGGCTGCTGAAAAGCGTATGGGTGAACAAGCATTAAGGGCTGGTTATTTAAAGGCTGCTATGATTGGCCTTCAAACCACTCAAGACATATTAGATTCAAGAAAAGGTAGCGCAGAATCAATTGCATTAGCAAAGCAATCTGGTTCATCATCTACTTTGCTGCAATCGCCACGGCCACGTTATCGGCCAACATAGAGGTAAGTTATGGTAGATCGTCAAAAACGCCAGTATGGAATCCAAGCAATTGGAGTGAATCGATTAAAGCAATCTAGCACTCAAGTTGCAGATGTAATTATGGATTATGCTGGTCAGCTGCGTCAGCGTAACTATGAGATTGCAGTAAATGAAGCAAAAATTGCTGGTGAAAGAGCTGCTTCTAATATTGCTTTAAACCAAGTTACATCGATCGATAAAGAAACGGGCTTGTCAGATGCAATGAATTTGACAGAGGGCATGGGTCGTTTTGCAAAAAGTTCTTTTGAAAACATTGTTCTTCGTCGATTTGAAACCGCAGTAAGTGACGACATTCAGGCAAAAAAAGCTGAATTAATGCAGCGTGTTTCGGAATCCCCAAATGCGCCAAAGCTTTTTGAAACAGCTTTTAAAGAATATCTTGCTGAAACTGGAAAGAACGCGACTGGTTATTATAAAGGGATTATTGTTGATAACGGCGCACATGCAATGGAAGATGGCCTTTCTCGATTAAAGGTCGCGCAAATTGCTCGTATGCAAGCGCAAGCTCGGGCTGCTAAAGTAGAACATGAAAAGAAATTTCTTGAGTCTGCTTATGAAGCTGGGGCTTCTGATATTGAGTTATCTCAATTTTTTGCAGAGCAAACAAAAACTGGCGCTGCTTATGACGACTACCAAGGCATTGAAGTTGCTGAAAAAGGCGAGTTTAGCAAGTTAAAGAAAAAAGCTGCTACTCAGTTTGCAAATGGGCGCATTCTAAAAATAATGAATGACTCTAGATTTTCAATTCATGCCGAAAAAATTCAATTATACTTTGCACAAGGTGGCAATGATTTTGTTCTTCGCGGCTTACCTGAGCATGTAAAAGATGAAGTCAATGCCATCCGTAATGTCGCTGGTGCAGAAGGTGTTATTGATTATTTTCAAATAGCAAAAGATAACGCCACAACATTTAACAATGCAAAAGTTGCTGGGAATATTGTTCAGTCAGAAGATGCTACGTTTAAACAAACTTTGGCTAATCTTCAAACAATGTTTTTAGAAGAAGACAAAGCCAAAGAAGAAGCGCGTATTAAAGCTCAGTTAGACAATGCTCAATTAGCAAATGCATCTTTAACAAATGACTTAAATAGCGGTTACTATGCAGGAGTTGGTGAGCATATTGGGTTAATGCAGGGGAAGAAAGTTATTGATCGATTAAACAATACTCTCGCAAACTATGACCCAAGGGATATTGGCGACAAGTACAATACAATTTCAAACCAGATTGAAGATGCTAAAGCTGATTATGCTAAAGGTTTGATACGCCGAGGTGTAAATAACTTAAATGAAGATCAAGCTAATATTTTAGCTGCGGCTCTTAAAGAAAGAGATATGGGTACTATTGCTGGATTATTAAATCCAGCAGTATTTAATCAGTTGCTTCCTTTATTAACTGATAAAAATAAAGGTGGATTAGCTGAAATTGCTACTGCACATGCAAGTGGCGAAAAAGTCATTACTGATGGCACGAAAGCAATTCAATCAACAGCATTAAAAAATAATGCTTTGGTTGCAAAAAATATAATAAATGATCCAGATATAATTATGTCTGGAAAAAAAGATGCTCTTGATCGTTTTATAAAAGAGCATAGCGGATTAGAATTAATTCGTGATGAGTATCTTACAGACCTTGATACGCTCCAATCTGAGTACCGTCGGGAAGAAGAAAAAGCAGCAGAAAAAGTCTCAAACACCTCTCTGCAAAGCACTTTAAATATGACTGATAGTTCATCTTCTATTGATGTCTTAATTAATTCTCTTGTTAAAACATTTGAAGAAAACAACCAAGGCAGAGATAAAGCGCAAGAAGCTGGTCAAAAAGTATTTAATAAATTTATTCAGCATAAAATTAATGCGCATCTTTCTACTTTTGGGGAGCGCGAAAAATCTGTTGCTCAAATGAATTTAATGGCGCAATATGCTAGGGAAGGCGCTAATCCTGAAAGTCGGCCCGAAGGTCTTCTAAAAGAAAATGCTGAATATATTGAATCGATTATTGGTGAAAAATTAAAAAATGAAGAATATGGGTATCAGTTTGGGGCAGACAATATAAATGTAGCTGAAACAATTAGCTCTTTAGCTGAAGCAACTGGCAAGGCTAACAAACAAGTTCGAGAAGCTATGGCCCTTGCTGGGTTCCAACAAAATGTTCTTAATGGTCGTGCAGTCTCAAATCCATCTGATCCAAAAGTTCAAGTAGATGCTGGCAAAGTAATGGCTCAAACTGTGGGTTATGAAGACATTAGCCCAAGTTTATTCACCAAACCTGTAGATCAATTAACTCAAGAAGATGCAAAGCTTCTAAACTTAATAAACAGTCAGCCAAATGTAATGCCATTTGCATTTAAAACTGCGGCTCTTTCTTTTCTTAACGGCACAATGCCGCCAGAAAGTATGCCAGAGTTTATGCGTAATGTTAGAAACTTTGTGTATCAAGAAACATCAAATGGCAGTGTGGTTGTTCGACCAGGGATTTATGCTCAACTTGGCCAAGATAATGCAGCAAAACTTGAAGCATTAAATCTTGCTTTACCTTTAATTCCTGCTGGAAGAGAAGGCGCTTATCTTCAAACTATTGTTGAAGAAATGCGAGTCCCTATGACTGATGAACGCTTTCAAAAACAAACTGGCACAACGTTTACTCCACAACAAATGCTTTTAAATATGGATATTCCTAGTATCTTAATGGATGATATGATTCCAATTGTTAAAGCTTTATCCACTGTTTACGGAGAAAACACTCAAGACGTTTTACAAAATGCTTTAGACTCTCGTTTTGCGGAAAATGCTAATGCATACAGTCAAGTTACTGGTGGCTCTTATGTCCCATTTGACGCTTCTATGTTTGTTAAAAATGTTGGTGATTTTGAGAAAGGCGTTGCTGCAATAGTTCAGGAACGAATTGATGCTGGTGAGAATCTACGATTTGATATTGGTAGCTCTGTAAGCATTGAAGACTATCGCGTCGAGACATCAATGATGCCATTCCAA